ATGGTATGGGGGGATTGAAGACTGATGTGTCAACTTTGTTGCCATCCTTCAAGACAGTTGCGATTGCTGGTGCTGCTGCGTTCGGTGCGGTTGCAGCAGGCATCGGGTTGGCAGTCAATGCCGCAATAGACGATCAGAAGTCTCAAGCAGAACTGCAACGACAATTAGAGAAAACTTTTGGTGCCAACGATGCGTTGGTTACTTCAACCGAAGAATACATCGGTGTCACCGAACTGCGTTATGGTACTAGCGATGTTGCACTGAGAACATCATTGGGTCTGTTGGTTCGTGCCACAGGTGATGTCACCGATGCGCAAAACATATTGAACACCGCACAAGACATCTCTGCTGCTACAGGTAAAGATTTGGAAACTGTTTCATTGGCTTTGGCCAAGGCAAGCCAAGGTCAATTCACTGCTCTTGGCAAACTTGGTGTCCCACTTGATGATGCAACAAAGAAGTCAAAAGACTTTAGTGCTGTGATGGGAACTTTGAATGGTCAGTTCGGTGGTGCAGCACAAACCCAAGCTGACACATTCGGTGGCCAGATGGCTCGACTCGGAACAGTGTTTGAGAATGTGAAGGAGAAGGTCGGGTTCGCAATTCTCAATAATGATTTGTTCAAAGATGCGATGGACAGATTGCCTGATGCGGCAGATGCAGCAATCAAGGCACTTGGGGAAGATGGTTTTGGAGCAGCGTTGGATGTGTTTTTTGATCAGATGGGGATTGTTGGCGCGTATGTAAAGTTTTGGGCAGCGTCAGTCATTCATGAATATAACGATATGGCAAGGCTGGCCGCTAACGCTTTGGTGATTTTGTCCTTTGGTTTTGTGCAACTTGTACCAGGTTTCAAGGATGCACAAAAGGAGATTCAAAACAATTTGTTGATGACCGATTTGCAAATGCAAGCATCTCAAATGCACATCGATGATTTGAAGGCGGCGATGGCAGAACAAACCAAACAAACCCGAATCAATGGTGCAGCATCTGATCGACTTGCTGGTCAGGCTAAGGGGTTGGGTAAGGCGTTAGGTGATGACGAAGAGAACAGTGTGGCTAAGGCTGTAAAGAAGGCAACCAACAGACTCAAGACTTACACGGATGCGTTGAGTAAAAGTAACTCTGCACAGAAGGCGTTTGAAAAATCCCAGAAGGCTTCGATCAAGGCTGGTGAATCATTGACGGCTGCGAACCAGGGTGTTACTGATGCGCAGGCTGCGTTCAATCAGGCTGTGGCTGGGTATGGTGCTGATTCACCACAGGCTAGGAAGGCTGCGAAGGAGTTGGAGTTGGCTCAGCGTGGGTTGGAGCGTGCAGGGTACAACGTGGAGGGTTCGTTGTTTGCGATCAAGGATGCTGAGGAGGCGTTGAAGAAGGTTCGTGCTGATCCTGAGTCAACACCTCAGATGATTCGTGAGGCTGAGATTGCGTTGGCTGAGGCGAAGTTGTCGAGTGCTGATGCTATTGATTCGCAGACTGAGGCGACTGATGGTTTGACTAAGGCGACTGGTTTGTTGAATGAGGCGATCTTTGGTGTTTCTAAGGATTCCGAGATATTCAAGGACTTGTCTGATGCGTTGACTACCGCTAAAGAGAATCAGGCTGAGGCTGTTATTGCTGTGGCTGAAGCGATTGAACGTGAAACTACGGCAATGCAGGAATATGGCAAAGCGATTGAGGATGCTGGAAAGATTGCCAATTTGTATCCAGTGGTTAGTGGCAGATTCAATACAAATAATCCGATGGATGGGTTTGCCAACTCAATCCCATCAACGGTGACTGGTAACTCGACTGGGTTCAACCCTAATGGCAGTCCGATTGTTGTGAATGTGAACGCTGGGCTGATCAGTGACAAAACAACACTTGTCTCCGAGTTGAACGATATGTTCACAGACTTCACTCGGTTGAACGGTAATCAATTCTTCGGGGGATTTGTTGGGACGCGCTAATGGCTAAGGCTGCGAAGTGGGGTTCGACATACAAGGTGTTGTTGGATGTTGGCTTCTTGGCTGATGCGTTCACATTGGATTCAAGTCTGTTGGATGGTACTGATGTGTTGGATGGTTCAACAGACTTTGTGGATGTGACGGAGTATGTGACGAACATCAATATCAATCGTGGTCGTTCTACCCAACTTGATAACTTCCAGTCATCAAACTGCACCATTGTCGCTGATGATCGAGCAGCTGAACGATACTTTGATCCACTAAACACGGACTCCCAGTGGTATTCGGGTGGGACTGTGGGTATCGCACCGCGTCGCAAGTTTGAGGTGTATGGCGGTACAGCCGGAACGACTTCAATGTTCTCAGGGTTTGTGTACGACTTGAACATTGACTATGCCGAACCGAACCTGTCAACAGCAACAATCGTTGCCACCGACGCGCTCGGTCAACTCGGTCAGACTGTGCTGACCGCATTTAACCCTTCATCACAGTTGACCTCTGACCGTGTGTCAGCAATCTTGGATCGTCCAGAGGTTTCGTTCTCGACTGCGTTGCGGAACATTGGGACTGGGGTTGCGACGTGTGGGACGGTTGCGTATGAGGATGCAACGAACGCACTCCAGGCACTCCAAGATGTAGCCACCGCCGAAGGCGGCAGGTTGTTTGTTAATCGTTCTGGGTTGGTTGAGTTTGATGCTCGGATTGCGGTGTCGTTTGGTACGGCTGTGGCTTCGTTTGGTGGTACGGCTGGGTTGCCGATTCAGTCTTTGTCGAATGTGTATGGGGCTGAGACGGTGGTGAATCGTGTGGCTGTGCAGATTGAGGGTGGTACGGCTTCGTCGATTGCGTCTGGTACTGCGTCGCAGGCTGAGTATGGGATCAAGGCGTTGTCGTTGACTGGGGTTCCGTTGGCCACCGATGCCGCTGGGTCAGCCTTAGCGTTGAGTTTGTTGACACGGTTTCAGGAACCTGTGGTGAGGTTCTCGGAGATGGATGTGCTGTTGAATGCGTTGACTACAGCGCAACAAGCACAGATGGCAGGCTTGGAGATTGGGGACATCCTTGAAGTGACCAAGACATTCTCTACTGGCACACCAGCAACAGTGACACAGAACGTGGTCGTCGAATCCATCCGGCACACAGTCAACCCATCAACACATCGCGTCACCATCGGAATGGGTCAAGTCCAACTTGTACTACCATTCATCCTGGACACGTCGGAACTCGACGACGCTACTTACGCACTACAATAGGAGCATTATGGCAACACCATTTCCATTCGGTTCAGGCAACGTCCTCACAGCTGCACAGCTCAACGCAATCACCACTTTGCCTGTGTCAACCAAGACCGCTAGTTATGTTTTGACAGTTGCTGACCTGGGAACCAGAGTGGTGATGAACTCAGCCTCGGCAACCACAATCACCGTCAACACCTCAATCTTTGGTGCATCTGACAAGGTTGAGATATTGAACATCGGTACAGGAGTTTGCACTGTCACAGCCGGAACATGCACAGTTGGGACAACGGGCAGTTTGGCATTGGCACAGAACGGTGGTGGCACCCTGACCTTCATCTCAGCAAGTGCCTCAGTCTTTACCGCAAGTGCATCCCTTTCAGGTTTAACACTTGTCACGCCAACAAGTACTGCTAACACAGGCGGAACAGTTACCGTTACAGGCGGCAAAGTCAATGTTGCAGGTTCGTCTAGTGTTTCGTTGAACGGCGTATTTACTAGCACCTTTCAAAACTATATGGTTTTGTTGGACACTTTTCAGTCAAGTTCTGGCACGCCTGCTGTGACTTTGCGTTTGCGTGTTGCTGGCACAGATACTACTTCGGGCACTTACACTTTTGGACAGGTTTATGGTTTGTTTACTGGAAGTACTGGCGGAGGTGGTTCAACAAGTGCAACATCATTTGCAATCTTTGCCGCTAACACAACGCAAAATCAATCAACAACTTTACAAATATTTGCACCGCAAGCAGCAACAAGAACTACTTACTCAAGCATGGGTTTAGCACATGACGCTTTATCAATGCATGCAGGATTTCAAAGCGACTCAACACAGTTTGACGGTTTTACAATAATTATTGCATCAGGTAACTACAGTGGGAACATCACAGTATATGGATACCAAAAATCATGAGTAAAGTAACTGAAACAAATTGGATAACAGGCGAAACCGTTGTGCGTGACATGACCGAGAGCGAACTAGCACAAATCGAATTAGACAAAATAGATGCCGACAACGAAACAAAAGCCAAAGCCGACAAAACAATAGCTCGACAAGCCGTTCTCGTAAAGTTGGATTTGACAGCCGATGAGGTTGCAGCACTTCTCTCGTAGTCGTTGGCTGATTGTTGCGCCAGCGTTGTTGGCTACAGTTTGGTCGTTTGTTTCACCAGTATCTGCTGAGCCTTTGCCTGGGTTGGCTACCACCTACTACACGATTGATGTCGTTCCTCCTGTCATGTCTGACAGTGAGTACCCATTGTGTGGTTCCGAGGTTGAGAACAACATCAATCGTTCATATGACGGTGAGCCGTATCTGGATTGCACGAACGATCTGTTTATGGTTCATATGACTGGGTTCATCACGATCCCTGAACACAACACGATTGAGTTCTGGTTGGCTTCTGATGATGGTGGCCGTATCAGTATTGGTGGGAATGAGTGGGGCAACTGGGGTGATCAGGGTTGCAGTTGGATGGAGTCTGGGCAGATAGACATTAGTGCAGGCAGTCAACCGCTCGACTTGTGGATGTACGAGAACGGCGGAGCGTCCTGTCTGCTTCTTGCGTGGAATATCAACAATGAGGGATGGTCAATCGTTCCGGATGAAGCGTTCACCACCAACGGTGAATCAACCACGACTACGACTAGCACGACTAGCACGACTACGACTAGCACTACTACGACAACTATCCCTGAAACAACTACAAGCAGCACAACTACGACTACAAGTTCAACAACTACTTCTTCGACGACCACAACTTCAACAACAAGTACAACATCGACACAGCCACCACCACCTGAAACGGTGCCTCCACCACCCACAACAATGCCAGCCCCACCAGAGACGATGCCTGATCCACCAGATACATTGCCAGCCGTATTAGAACCACTGTTCCCCCCTATCCCTGACACGATGCCAGAACCACCAGCAACGCTACCGACAATCCCGTTGCCCCCAGACACAATGCCCTTGCCCCCAGACACAATGCCCTTGCCACCAGACACAATGCCCTTGCCACCAGACACAATGCCCCCACCCCCAGACACCCTGCCAGAAGCACCACAAGCCCCTGAGACAAGCGAACCAGCCG